GAAAAAAGATAAAAAAGTGATGATGTTCTTTGCTGCATTACTTCATGATGTTGGTAAACCTGCTGTTACTGCTTTTAGTGAGAAGAAACAGGATATAGTTTCGCCTGCTCATGATAAAGCAGGTGCAGAAATAGCACAATCAATTGTTGAATCATTTCTTCCTAATAAATTTCATAAGCCAGTTGTTGCACTTGTTAAAAATCACATGATTGATGTTAAAATAAGTGATAAAGCACTATTGAAGAAAGCTGACGAACTCGAAAAGAATCATACATCATTGAACGATTTGATGGATTTGAGAACAGCAGATGGTCTCGGTAGAATTTGTGTTGGAAAGCCTGGTTCAGAAACACTCAAAGAAAACAATGAATTCAGACAGAGAATTGAAAATCTCGGTGTTCTGAATAGTTCATTGCCTCATTTGATACAGGGTAGAGATTTGATAGCACTCGGTTTTGTTCCGGGTAAATCAATCGGAATGATACTTGATGAAGTCAGACAGCTTCAGCTTGCTCAAAGAATAATAACGAAAGACGATGCAATAGCACATGCTAAGACACGCCTGAAAAACTTATGATAAATCCTGATATTGAAAATCTAATCTATGCTATTGGATTAGAACAATTAAAGAAAAAGGGTGATAAGTTTCATTTTCGCTGTTACGTCTGTAAAGACTCTCAGAAGAATGAAAGAAAGAAGCGTGCGTGGATAATCAATAAGAATGGTGATTATTTCTATCACTGTTTCAATTGTGGCTATTCACGTCCACTTTCTGTTTTCTTGAAAGATCAATGTTATCATATCTATGTTGAATACGTCAAGACAATTATTTTTAAATTAAAAACAGTTGTTCAAAAGAAATCAACTATTGATTTTAAACGTGTCGAGTTAGAAAAGATAACTGATTTGATACCCATCTCAGAACTTGATGTTGAACATCGTGCCAGAAAATATCTTTCTGACAGGCAAGTACCATTTAAGTTTTTTGATGATATTTATTTCTGTTACAATTATCCCATGTGGGTTAATTCAAAAATAGCGAATAAATTCACTCAGATAGGTGCTAGTGATGAAAGAATAGTTTGGCCTATATTCAATATCAATAAGAAGATTGTAGGTGCTCAAGGACGTGCTATAAGCAAATTTAACAAGCTAAGATACATCAGCATATTATTCAATGAAGATGAATTGAATGTTTGCGGTCTTGAAAAAGTGAAGAGAACAGAAAGAATCTATGTAACTGAAGGTTATCTTGATTCTTTGTTTCTACCTAATGCCATTAGTATCAACTCAGCTGACATTGATCTGAATCGTTTACTTGAAGTCTCAGACAAAGATAATTTTATTTTTGTCTATGACAATGAAAGAAGAAATAGTCAAATCACAAATCGTATCATGAAAGTTATTAAAGCTGGATTTAATGTTGTTATCTGGCCCGATATCGTTTCTGCATGGGGTAAAGATATCAATCAAATGATTCTTAATGGCCATGCGATTAACGATATTACATCAGTAATTAATAACAACGTGTTCAAAGGTATCGTTGCAGAAGTCAAACTTAAAATGAGGTGGATATGCGGTTCAGAGAATTTATGTGGACAAATCATCTTGGAGAAGTGATAAAGCTGAAAGTTATATATCATTCACGTCAATTCGGTGTTCAGCCATGTGATTTATGTTGTTTCAAAGATACATGCAATAGTGTTACATATTTCGAATACAAATATCCAACAATGTGTTTAATTGAAGATTGTTATTATGAAAGGATTGATAAATGAAATTGCCTGAAATATTACTCGAAAATTTTGAAATGATTCTTGAAGGTCAACAGAATGAAATTTATAGACTTGATCCGTATAAATCTCTGATTGTTTGCACTGACAAAAAGAATAAGATCAGAGCTAAGTATTGTATGGTCAATAATCAATTCGTGCCTGTTCAGAAGTATGATAAGCTTACTGAAGAGAGTGAATTGATTCATACGTTTAAATATGAAAGACGATATCATCAGAAAGATTGATAAAAAAAATCCCTCTCAAATCAATGAGAGGGATTTTTGATTTTGTTTAATTTGCTGTCTAAGTCTCCCAAGTTACTGGCTGACTAAAAATTAATTAAAATATGCTCTTTCAACATCTGTCATTCTGGCATAGGCAAGATTTTTAACTGTTTCAACTTCAATGATATCATTATGAGTTGTGAAGAAACTATACCAGAGGTGTTTATTACCTTTCATTCGACCTTTGGCAACTTTATAAATTGTCTGAGCACCGTATGTTTTGATTAGTTCATTCACTGTTTCAAGTTTCATATTAATCTTCCTTTCAATTTTCATTTCTATCCATCAATCTAACAGGATATTTGAGTGGAAATCTTGAGTCTGATGTTGAAACATAGTTTCCACCCATCATCCACCATTTTGGCAGTTTCTTTCCATTAATATCTACAGGGAAAGCTCTATATATTTCTTCACCACAGAGAACGTCACAAAAGATACCGATTAATGGCTCATTTTCAAGATCAGCTTCATGATAGCTGGGTCCATCAATTTCAACATCTTTTGTTGAAATTAAGTTAAGAGTATTTAAACCATCAAATTTGTTAAATGGTTGCGAATCATTAGAATTTCTATAAACATCAACCGTTAATACTTTTTTCATTTTCAAATCTCCTTTGTTTGTTTATATCATTACTCAATCATCATAACATATATCGGCATGAGAGTCAACAAAAATTAGAAAAAATTCTGATGCTGTTAAACATCAGAATTAAAATATGGAGGATCTTAAACTATATCACGAACCTTTTCAATGAAATTTTCCACTTCAAGATAGGCAAAGCGTTTACCCATTTTAAAGTATTCAATACATACATACTCAATAGCTTTTCTGATCAATTCTTCTTCATTGATCAAAGCTGTTCTAAATGGTTCTGCATATGTTAGCGCTTCATGTTTGTATTCGAACAACTGATTTGTTTTCAAAAACCCTAATGGCTCAAGAATCTTAAATACTCTTTCATCTTCCATTCTCATATAATCTCCTTTATTCGAATTCTGCACAGTAATCATTCTTATCAACTATTGGGTAATGGCTTTTTGAAAGCAGATGATAACCAATATCATGCTCTTGCTTTTGTAAACATATTCTAGCTAATGTTACCTGTGGTGGATAGCGTTTACACATTCCGAAGTCATAGTGATTGCAATTCTGACATTTAACTGTTTTCTGTCTGTTTCTGAACCATTTGAAAATTGGATTGATATAGTTTATCATTTAACATCTCCAAGCAGTTTCTTCCAAGCTTTATTGCTTTTGTCATTATTAATATTATTGAACCATTCATTCATCAGAGCATCTACTTTTTCAATCAATTCTTTATTCATTTTCTTTCTCCTTTAAAGTCCGAGCAATTCTGTCCACTCTTCATCAGTGTAACCATTTTCCCATTCTTCACACTCGAAATCTTCATCATGATCAGGCATCTGCACTGACCAGACTTTTTCAACCAGCTTCAATTCATTAGTCACTGTTTCAAGTCTATCAATAGCATACAACAGGTTAATACTCACCAGAACTGTCAGAATCACTAAGAATAAGTCTTTCATTTCACATTCTCCTTTTTTTTGTTTTCAAATCTTACATTATATATATCGTTACTTTAGCTCAAAAAGTTTAGCTTTATTTTAAAATTTTTTCAAGAAAAAAGCAGACAATATCTTTTTATGGATTTTGTCTGCCTTCTTATTTATTCAGTAATCTTATCTATTATTTGTTTTGTTTCTTTTTCAAGACCATCAGATGTTTTGATTTCTATCTCATCAGTAGGGTCAAGAAAGTTCGATTTCATACAGCCAGTGCAAAACATCTGAAACAATAGTATCATGATACAGCATTTTTTCATTATAAATCCTCAGATGAAATCATTAGCCTTTTGAACTAGTCCATTCAATTTATGAGTTCTGAAAAAATTAGCAATAACAATAGCATTTTTTCGTTTAAAAGTCAATGATACTTTATCATATTCATCTTGAATCGCTTTCCAGATGTTTGATGGTATGTATTGTTCCGAAAGAGTAATCAACTTCTGATTGCGTTCAAAATTCTTCCGTATAAGAGCATCGGATTTCAAGAAGTTGTCAAGACCTTCAGTCAGAATTTTATTCTGTTTCACTTCACCACATGCTTTTTGCCTCTTAGCACTATTAACAAATGTATCATCATCAGAGAGCATATTAGGAATACCATCAGAAGTATCGCCAGACATAATCAATTTGATCAAGAATACGTCTTTATCAGCACAGTTGATAAGTTCACCTTTGAGATGATTATATAACAAAACTCTTTCATTAGTCAGCTGTTGAAAGTCTTTATCAGTTGAAACAATGTATATCTTTTCAGTTTGTTCATCTTTGAGAAATTTATCAACTAGTGCAGCAATTACATCATCACCTTCAGCCTTTTTGACAGCTATCACTTTGTAATTCAGTTCAGATAAATCTTTTTTCAGTTCATCAATACATTCAAAGATTAAATTGAATTCTATTGAATTGTCGGCACGCTGTTCTTTTCTTTTGGCCTTATAGTATGTGAATACATCTTCACGCCATGAGCCTGAATCCATTGCTAATATGATTTCATTGGCTTTCAATGTTTTGTTGATATCGGCCAGCTTATTCAGAACACAATGTTTAAAAAAAAGAATCTTATCATCTCTATCTTCAAGTTCATCATCTTTTTGCACTGAACCATAAAATTGTGCAAAACAAATCTGATTAAAATCAATAATCGCTCGTGTTAGTTTCATTGCTTCTCCTTTTATTCTCAATTCGCGATTTACGATGTTCGTTTTTGTGAACAACCCGAAATTATGAACGCACTGCCTGAAAAACATCGCCATTAAGCACGTTTACAGCCGATAGAATGCCCTTAAAGAATGCGCCAGTATCAACCATGATGCGATTAGCTTCAAAGCTAACAAGACCGCTCTTTGTCGGCGTATGACCAACAACTAATCGTCGCCCTTTATATTTCTCAAAGTTGTAACGATTCCACAACAAATCAACGGTCGTTTGCTTTTCTATTGGCAAATCTGCATCAGCGCCAGCGTGAACAAACAGAAAGTCATCGGTTAAGCAATACAATGGCATTTCTGCAATCCAATTCAGCAAGCGTTCTTTGTGTGCATCGCCCCATTGCCAAGCGGTAGCGCCATTCTGCTTCCAAGCAAACATAAATCTATTATCTACTTCTTCGCCGTGACTATAAGCGTTGTAACCGCCATATTTGGCAATGTCCGGCTTAGTTGTTAATGCGTTTTCGGCCATATCTTCGTGATTGCCTTTTAACACAACGATTTTTTCGGGTCGATTAGCTTGCAATCGCTGAATATACTGCATTGTTTCAAACTCGTCGCCGCTTGATTTGCCACGGTCGATATAATCGCCGAGAAAGATCAACACGTCATTAAACGGATTGAATTTAATCTGATTATCAATCAAATCGCGCAATAAATCAATTTGCCCGTCAGTAAGGCGTTCGGTTGGTTTCACTATTTTACCTCTTTCATAACGGTTTCAGAGGTAAACCCGTCGCAACCGGCCAGCATGATAGTTTCAATCGCGCGAACTTTGCGACCGGTTTTCTTGCTTATATATTCGTAGCAAGTTTGATTGGTTGCGCCGTTAGCGCAAATGACCGGAATGGTTTTAAATTCAATCCCATCTCTTTTTAAGAGAGATGAAAAATCTTGGTCGATCATAAAAATTTTTTTCATTGTTGTTACCTCATTTTTTAATTTCGCACAATTTGAATATAGCACAATCTTTTTTTCATTGCAAGCACTAATTTTATTTTTAGTTAAAAAGTTTTTGTGCTATACTCAAACTATACTCTATTTGGAGTGCAAAGCATGAAAGATTTGAGCATAGAAACCCTTTTAAAGTCCTCGGCAGCTTGGCCGCTTCGTTCATGCTGCTTGCAACGCCTGAAAAGCTCATTGTAACAGGGCTTGCAGTTCAACAATCTTTGCGTTAGCATTTTGCAGCTCTTTTTCCAATCTATCTATGTAGTCAGCCGCTTCTATAGACATTCTAGCTCCGTCGTGATTGCATCCTGTTGATTCTGTAAGTCTAGCAAATCTTTCTTTGCACACAAAACAACGATAAACAAGTCCGTTATGATCTGTTCGCATCAATATTCCTCTTTTCTTTTATAAGCTCAGACAACTTTTTAAATGTTGAAAAACTAGGGTCGTTCTTAAATGCGTGCAATCCGCGTTCGGATAGCGAGTCGTAATAGCAATCTTTACAAATCCATTGCTTACCTATTTTTCGTAGTTCCTTTGCCTTGAAAATCGCCTCAATAGCAAAGCGATTAATAGCGCAACTTTCGCATAAATAATGCGCTTGCGGTATTTTCATTTCTTCTTACCTTTCTTCACTGTCGGCGCTTTCGGCAACACCAACCCGCTGCTATTCTGCCCGCCGTCACTGCCAAAAACTTCACATCAAATTCTTTCTCAATCTTCATTTTCAGTTTCATTGAATTAAAAAACATAAATACTCCTTAAAAATCAACTATTTCAATTTTTTTGATTTTATCAATAGTCAAATCATCTTCTCTGAGTTTGATAAAATGTTCATTGTTATTGGCTATAACTCGCAGAGTCATTGACATATCATAAAAATCTACTTCGACACATTCACCCATTATAATCGTTTTATCATGTTTTTAATTCTGGATAATAGCGGGATTTCGAGATTGATGATCGGTGGACATTTATAAGCACATTCTGGAATTTCAAATGAATGTAAAAATAATGTTGGCATTACATCATCAATATGTTCTTTACCTTGAGAAGTATAAAACATTTCATATTCATTGGGAAATTCTACTCTGACTGGATATGCACTTGCAATATCATTTTTAATGATTTTGCCCCAGCCATGTTTCATATCCCATACTTTTGTTCCTATTGGAAATTTTGTAAAATCAATTTTCATAAATTACTCCTCATGTTTTAAAAGAAATTCAGGATTGATAAATTTAAAAGATTTAAATTTTGTTACATTCTGATTCTGCAATCTCACTACAAAACCTTCGGCAACAACATTTTCATTCACTCTTGATTCTATGCCAAAATCACGATTTTTAATATATTCATTCAATTCTTCAACAGATGTAACTATTACATCTGCGGCCAGCAAAGGAACAGTTTTCAGATCAAGTTTATGTAAATCTTTCAAATCTTCAATCTGAGATGGTGAATATTCAGTTGTTATATCACCAGTTACAAGCTTAACATTAAACAGATAGAAATCATAATCTTTTACTTTATATTTATTCTTCTGAATGTCAGGTGCAATTGTTTCACCCTGCATTATCAGATAGGTGTTTTTGGTCAATGTCATATCAGAGTGTAGCTTTTTCATTTTGTTGTAAATATCGGCTTTTCGTGCAATAGTCCACCACCATGAATCATCTTCAATATGTTTAAGAAAGTTTCGACTGCATACCATGAATGTTTCTTTTGTGAAGAAAGAACCAGGTTTATAAATGAACGTAGTTGATGTTCCATCAACTTTTTCTGTTACATCAAAAGGCGTATTAACAAAACATTCTTTCATGCCATTTGAAGCGTTTTGAAATCTTTCTTCATCAGTTTTTGATACAATATGGCTCGGATATTCTGTTGCACCTTTTTTCTTGAATAGCCATTTTCCAAGATATGGAATCTTGCCAAGCAACTTTTGATACCAAGGTTTTTCTTTTACTACACGTTTAAAAGATTCTTTTTCAGCTTCAGGGTCATGTTTTTTAACATCCAATACATCAGTCAGATCAGTTCCTATCGAAACACGTGATTGATAATCTTTTGGATTAAGATTAAAATCAGAAAGAATGGACAATGGTAGTGCTAGTCCTTGTGATAGCTGTTTCATACATTTAATTGTTTTGACTCTGAATTTTCTCGGTCGCATAAAATCAAAACATGGCTTATCAGGCAATATCGAATCAATTTCAAAATAAATACAAAGATCGTCTTTTTTGAATTCATTCTTCTTTGCTACACATTGCCAACCGTCAATATGAACCAAACAAATATTATCAGCACCTAGAATTTCTTCAATACGATCAATTTTTCTAATTGTTGCTAATCTTCTCATGATGTTACCTCCACAGCTATAGATTGCAAATCTCTACAATTAAAAATTGAATCATTTGGACAATTGCCAGTTGCATCAAAATAACAGCCTACACAATTACCATAGCCACTATCTAATCGCTTTATTTTATAAGTGCGTCCATTATATTCAAATGTTTTTGGCTTTTCTTCAATAGCTTTTGGTCTGTAATAGTTATCAAGATTTTCCCACAACTCTAAATTATTATCTTCCAAAAATTCATGCCCGTCATTGTGCATAGCTATAACTTCATTAGCCACGTTCATTCTATGCCAGAAATTGTTAGCTTCTGATTCACTTTCAAAAGTTATTTCAACAGTAAACGGTTTAAAATTTGTGTTTTTAATGTTAATCTGCATATCAATCTCCTATTTCTTCAAATGAGTTCTTTCTGAATACAGGTATCATTATATCATGAAAGTAATTTTTTATAGCCACAATATTGACTGGATAATAGTTAATGCATTCAACAGAAGCGTTAACGTAGCATTTATTATCCATTCTTTTACTGTGTATGTGACCATGAATGTTTCGATAAGGCATGTTATCATTAAGATAAACTGGTTCATGAGAGAGAATAAAAAATTGATCAATAATGATTGGATAACGATAAACGCATTCAAAGCCTATTTTCCTCCATGCTGTTTCTTTCCATTTATAATCATGATTACCCATGATCAAAAATTTTCTTCCGTTCAGTGAAGAAATGATTTCTTTTGTTTTCTCTTGATTATAAAACGATACATCACCTAACACAAAAACTATATCGCCATTTTTAACAGAGTTATTCCACTTCTGAATGATTAAATCATCCATTTCACCAACTGATGCGAATGGCCTATTCTCATACTTAATAATGTTTTTATGGCCAAAGTGCATATCACTGATAATAAATGTTTTCATAATTAAAACAAGTCATTCAGAGTAATTTCTTTTTCTGTTGACTCTTCTTTCTTTTCTTCTTTCATTTCCCGCCCTTTCTGCCGCTTCGGCACTCTTTTCTCCATCCCAAACCGCGACCACATTATCAATCCGCCTTTTAAGGCAATCAGCGGTATATCGCTTTCCCTTTTTGCGGTAATGCTTCTCAACCGCTTTCAAGGCTTGCAAAAATTTGAATTGTGAATCATCGCCGTGAAAGTGCCCATCGACAAGAGCTAATAGCAATTTGAGTGTCATTTTCACTCACCTTTCGCGGCTCTTTTATTCCACGCGCTGACGATGCCTTGTTTTTCGCCAAAAAACACCTTTGTCGATGCGAAGCATTTTTTGCACTGGATAACGTCACCGCCGAAGTCTACCGGATAATCTTTTTCAGATTCGATCGTGAAACGCTCTGCATCGCCGCCACAAAACGGACATGGTTTTAGTTTACTCATAATCTCTCGCCCCTTTCTGCCGCTAATGCGGCCTCCAATATCCTTACTTGTTTCTCCTCGAACTCTGTAAGATCGCGCAGATTAACCCGAAAATTAGCAACCACCTTTTCTATTGCCCGCCGCATCTGCTCGATCAACCTGTCTTTCGACGCAACCAGCTCGGTTATGCTCTGATCTTCTGCGCACAATGCCGCCTGTTCTTCTGCCATATCAGCGATACAGGAATCAAGTATTGTGTTTTTAGCCTTCAACCGTTCAATCTCGGCTCGCTGCTCCTCCACTGTCTCGCATAATAGTTGTATCCGTTCTGCATCGCAGGTTATAGAATACTGCTTATTCTCAATCTCAGCCCGCGCCTCGGCAAGCTGCTTTTCTACTTGTCGCATTTCTCTAGCAGGAACGACTAATATACCCATTCCGACGTTATCGCTCCAAGCTTCTGCGGAATCCGTTTTAGGGGTGTCGCTCATTTTTCATGCCCTCCTTCGTGGTTAGCAATCGTGGCCCGCGCCTCGGCGAGCTGCTTTCTGAGTTCTTCACGCTCTATTGCATCTCGGCTCATGAGTTCTTCATACATGATCAAAACCGCCGATTTCCCATATAATTCAGAAAGTATTTTAATGTCTTTTATTTGGATATTACCAGATTGTAAATGTTCTCCATCTATATCTTTTAATATCATAGAAACTGTATGTACATCTTTCATGATTACACTTCTTTTCAAATTCTTTTAAAATATTTCGTCAATTTCAACAAATGCGGATTCAGTGACCTTCTTCGGTTCAACAACCTTTTCTTCATTCAGGCCAATTTCATTAAATAACCAAAATTCATCGTGTATCGGAACATTCAATTCAATCGCTTTTGTTTTCTTACTTGAATTAAATGATGCATCTTCTTTACTGCCGATGATCAGGTAATCAGTTTTCTTCGATACTGAACCAGCAACTTCGCCACCATTCTTTTTAACCATTGCACATAGTTCATCCCTAGACTTTGTGGCTGCGCCAGTTATTACAAACTTCTTACCATTCAGCAGATTTGTGAAACCTTCATTCTTTCTAATCACAAAGATTTGCTTTATCTGATTGATGATCTCTTTGTTTTTGTCGAGAAAGTCCAGGATATTTTTTGCAGTAGTTTCTCCGATATTTTCAATATTTGTAAGAGTATTAACATCGGCACTAACAAAATTATCCAGACATTCCACTTTATTAGCAATTTTTTCACTGTTCGATTCTCCAACTTCTGATATTCCAAGACTCTGAATTACTTTGTATAATGGCTGTATGATAGCTTTCTGAAGATTATGATATATTTTATCAGCCTTTCGCGTGCCCATTCTATCCATCGTCATTATAGCATCATACGACAATAGAAACAAATCATACTGATTTTTGATCATATTCTTTGATACGAGTTCAGTAACAAATGATTCACCAATTTCTTCAATATCAAGAGCATTGATCATATAAAGAGTTTTATTAACGAGCTTGGCCGGACAATTTTCATTTGTGCATATCAGTATTTCAGATTCTTTTTTAATAATGGCTGTTTCAGCCTTACATTCTGGACAAGTTCTCGGAATATAAATCTGCAAAATACCATCATCTTCAACTACTTTATTGATGTATGGAATAATAAAGCCAGCTTTTTCAATTTCTACTTTGCAACCGTTTGTAACTCGCAGTCTCTTCAGTTGTGTAACATTATGTATTGTTGCTCTTGAGACTGTTGTTCCTTCAAGTTCTACTGGTTCTAATTCAGCTACAGGCGTTATTCTGTCTCGGCCAACTTGCCAAGTAATTGATTTGACTGTTGTGATAGCTTTTTCTTGCTCAAATTTATATGCTTTTGCCCAGACTGGACAATTTGAAACATAACCAAGCTGTTCTCTGAGATTAAAATTATTTATTTTAATAACAGCACCATCAACTAACCATTTGCGGTTCTTATGATATTTATAATCATCTTTGTTTTCAATCTCTTTCAATATCTGAATGATTTCTTCAATGTTGCCGCCATAATTAACAATCGGTGGATAAGCATCCTGCCAGAATAGACTAAATACAGATGAACCAATATTACCATCATCAAAAGAAAGTTCTTTTCCATCTTTATCATAGAGATAATACGGTATAAAGATAACATTGCGATTTCGAATAACAGACGAATCGAGTGATTTCATAGTGCCTGATACAAGGTTTCGAACATTCTTATAATCAGAGTTCTCTTTTTTATTGATGATATCTAACTGATTTTTGAAGATAACAAATTCACCTCTGACTTCGCATGTCAGATACCAAATTTTTAATTCTTTCGGAACATTGATAACCGCTTTAACATTGTTTGTGATATCATCACCTGTTTCACCATCACCACGAGTTGCAGCATAATCAAGTTTTCCATCTTTATAGTGAATTGAGCCTGATATACCATCAAACTTATCTTCAAGAGTATAGCGTAGAGAATTAGCTTTACAGCCAAGTTTTTCAGAGAGTTTGATATCCCATGCTCTGAGTTCATCATGATTGTATGTATTCTCAATACTACCCATGACGTGCTTATGTTTCACTTTTTTGAAACCATCAATCAGAGTATTGCCAATTCTATGAACAGGAGAATTTTCAGAAATATGTTCTGGATATTCAGCTGCGAGTTTTTTCAACTCTTTGAACGCATAATCATAAACAGCATCAGACACAATAGGGTTATCAAGAATACGATAGTGATATTCCCATTCTCTAATTTTTTCTTCAAGTTCACGAATTTTTTCTAACATGATATTTATCCTTTAATCACGAGTTCATGTATTGTGTATCTATGGCCAACATCATTGATAAAAGTCCAAGGGCTATTTTTCAATGCTTTAGCTGTCTTATCACGTTTAATGAAAGCTATACAATCTTCAAAGTTTTTATAGCATTCAGAACTGATATGATTTTCATACATTACAGCATAAATTGTTTCACGAGTTGAAATCATATTACAATCTCCAATGAATTCACTATAATGTCACTGTCTGTTGTTTCATAGTCTATAATGAAACTGTAAATTTTAATCACATCAACATTGTTGAAATAATTTCTAAGCATATTAAACATTATTTCATAGTTAACAGCGTCATTAACAATTTTAACAACTTCATTAGGCTTTTCTAATACTTCGATTGGTTTATGAAGATTCTTTTCCCATTGTTCTTTGAATATCGGCTGATTGGCAAATTTTATTGTTTCTTTCATAGTTTTACCTTAAATTGCTTTAACAATATTAGTGATTGATACGTTATGAACTGCATCACGACCAAACTTCTGCTCTTCAAAAATATCTTTGATATAAGCTTTCAATTTTTCATGAGCAGAGTCAGTTTTAATCAACTTCTGATTTTTTCGCGTATTGAGTGAAAAAGTAAAGTTAATAGGCTGCATATTACCTTCATGAGCAACTTCGAATGTTCCGACAATCAAATACTTTTCTTTCTTGCGGTTTCTGAGTATTCTTTTTCGATAGGTCATATATTTCTCCTTGAACTAATTTTAAATTGATTATAACACTGTTTCTGATTATTTAATCACTGATTCATCATGACATCGACAACCATCATTGTATGTTTCCATACATTTCCTTCGGCGTGGTGTCTATGTGACTGTTGGCAATCAGAAAGTTTATCAAGATCAGGAAAATGAACTTTCAAAAGTCCAGAATCTTTTAAAAAACTGAGTGCTTTTACAAAATGTTTTCCATGCACTATGGCTTTTTCAAATTCTTTGAAGATTGAATCTTTTGAAAGATGTTTAGTTTCATTTACGAATTCTTCAGTGCAGAGTTCTAATACTGGCTCATAATCAAATCCGAATCTTGCTATGAACTGAAAAGCTCTGAACAATCTGAGCGGATCTTCAATAAATGTTTTTGAATCAACAGGTCTCAAAACATTATTTTTGATATCTTCAAGTCCATTGTGAGGATCAAGAATCGTATCAGATTTGAAACTCTGATACATTGCATTACATGTGAAATCTCTTCTCACTGAGGCATCTTTCAGACTCATGAAAGGATCAATCTCAATTTCAAAGTCATTGTGTTTATGACCCGTTTTGTTGTCACGTCTTGGAAATCCGATTTCGATTTCTTCATTGTCTATCTGAACGCGATAGACTGGAAATTTTGCTTGGTGGTCGATATCATATTTGATGTTATGAGAGTCGAGGAATGTTGTCAGCTTTTCTGGCTGAACTCCAAAGAGTTCACAGTCGATATCCTTAGAATGTTTTCCGAGAACTGAATCACGAACACATCCCCCAACTTTGAATAATCGACCTGATGTTGCACTTTCAAGCTTCATTGCGAATTCTTTAACTTTCATTTCAAATCTCCTTTATCTCATTATGCATTCATTATAACATTTATCGACATGAAAGTCAACAAAAATTAGAAAAAAAAATACTCTCGAAAATGAGAGTATTAAAAGGGAACTTTATCCCAGGAGATTTGAGAACATAATCAGTATAACATCATATCAAATAATTTTATAAGATTCATGAAACTTTCCATAATTACAGTGAAGTGCATATACATACATCTCACCATTGATATAATGTTGATATTTGTGATAATGGCCATGAAATAACATCTTAGGCTTGGCTTTCATCACAGCTTTTCTTAAACGCTGTCTGTTGATATCTGAATCATGATCAGTCTTATAACTTGGATCCGAAACAATATCCAGGGGCCCATCATGGCATATCATAACATCAATATTTTCTACATCGTTTAAATTATTGATATCATCATCAGTGATTGCCTCTTCAATGAACCAAGACTTACCTAATACTCTCCATTGTTTATCAATAGAGACTGCACCGCCGAAACCTAATACTTTTCGATTATCAATAACAGTTGTGACACCTCTCGGAATGTAAAAAACATTATGAGCTTCGGGAATCATTGATACTTTATCTTTTGGCAATTTATTCAATGCTCTGAAATCTTCATGATTACCATCAACAAAATAAACTCTTAAATCTTTATCTTGCATGAAATTATTCAAATGATGTAGAAAAGTTTTTCCTTCAGGGTCAGTAGGCCAATAGCCAAAATCACCACAAATGATAATATCTTTGATAGTTGTTTCTTTGGCCAGATCAAAGAGTTTTCGCATATATCTGTAATCAGCATGAGAATCGCCAGCAATGAGAATCATTTATAATCTCCAAATATATCATCAATTTTATGGCTGTCGATACCATTTATAAATTTTTGATAGTTATTCGAATCAACATATTCATCAATCATCATTTTTGGCAATGAAACCATAATCTGATGAAGAGCATGAAATTTATTTCTACTCATATCTTTAATTTCAACTTTAGACGCTAATATCATATCAGCCGCTTTGTACCAGCAAACAAAATCTAATGGGTGTAGAAAAACGACATTAATTGTGATTTCTCTGTTACTCGACAATATAATAAATTTAACACCTGCATTATATGATGAATCAACATACGAAATAACGTTGCAGTCTAAATATTTTATTAAATCTGATTTAAACATGATCGGCATTACAATATCAATATCAGATTTTTCATTCGCTCTGTTAAATCTATATGAGCCTGAAAGAAATGCATCTTTACAGACGTTTTCTTTATATTCATCTAATATCGAATTAACTGCATCAATTGATAATATTTGCATAATAGCTCCTTTGTTTTCTTTAATCATACATCATTGGCAACATTTTTAATAAAAAATAGCTCTATCTTTCAATAGAGCTATAAAATTCAAAAGAAGGATAAATTTTTATTCTGATTGAGCCTGTTCAGCTTTCAATTCTTCAACTACTTTATTGATTTCTGCTTTTGCCTTTTCAAGAATTTCATCAGCATTTTCTTTACGTGTGGCATAGAGCATTCTTTCATCATCAGTCATTTTCGACCATCTATCAACTACACATTTGCAAAGAATCTTGACACGTTCTTTATTTTCAAGAATCTCATCATCAGTTCGAACTTCATAACCTTCATATCCTCGGCCATAGCACTTTGAACAGTTTGTTTTTGCCAGTGCAAACCAATCAATATCATATTCAATCCAGCGAACATTAGACTTGATTTCTCTTTTTCCAACTTTGTGACTCATTCCTACATTTTTACCCATTTTTAAATTACCTTTCAAATAAATTTATTTTGTATGTGTTTTCGTAACCGAATTTATTATATCACAACTTCTGAATTTTTTCTGAATATTCGAAACTCAAATCAATACTGTTTATCAATCC